TTGATCGTGCAGCAAAAGCTGGTCAAGCATGGGGTGGTATTCAAGCTGATATGAATGGCAGTGGTGAGTTCTATAGACTAGATCAAGAACGATCTAGCCGCCTAAGTGCCGCGACAAATCTACTTGATAGTCAGCAAGGTGTGGTTAATTTAAATGAACAAAATTCTATTGAGGCTTTAAATGCACAATTTGAGCAACAGCTTATAAGTCAGCAGGATTACGAAAATCAGAAAACAGCTATCATTCAAACTGCTCAAGATCAACGTAATCAGATTGCTGCTGAATATGCAAAGAATGCTAAGGATATTGAAGATAAGTATCAACAAGATCGCTTGAACACTCAAATTGCATTTGGTGGCCAAATGATGGGTTCACTCACATCGATGTTTGGTTCAATGTTTGGAGAGCAATCTAAAGCATATAAGATCATGTTTGCTGCAGATAAAGCTTATGCGATTGCAACTGCTGGTATTGCGATTCAGCAAAGTATTGCGCAGGCAGCTAAGATGGGGTTCCCAACCAATATTCCGTTGATTGCGAGTGCTATTGCTCAAGGTGCAAGCATCATTGCAAACATCCGGGCAATCAAAGATCAAGGCTTTGCTGATGGTGGTTACACTGGATCTGGTGGAAAATATGAACCTGCAGGTATTGTCCATAAAGGAGAGGTGGTCTGGTCCCAAGAAGATATTCGCCGTTGGGGTGGCGTTGGGTTAGTTGAAAATATGCGTAAGAGTGCAAACCCTGAAGCATTTATCAATAATCATGCACAGAACAACACTTCAATAGAGAATGTTTTTAACCGTTCTTTCTTGAGTTCAAAAGCATTTAATGACAACAAGTCGATATCAAATATATCTAACCTTTCTAACTCAAAAGTTCTAAATAGTAATGTTTCAAACAGTACTGTGCAGAATGCTGAGAAAGAGTTGTTGAAAGAAGTTTCTGTATTAAAAGGTAACGGTTTTGCAGATGGAGGCTATACAGGCAAAGGTAATAAATATGATCTAGCTGGTGCTGTACACAAAGGTGAGATTGTTTGGTCACAAGAAGATATTAAAAAATGGGGCGGCGTTGAGAAAGTTGAACAGATGAGAAGGGCTACAAGTCCGGAATCGTTTGTTTCTAACTATGCTCAAAACCATACCACTTTTGAGAGTATCTTAAATCGGGCTAACCAGAGCTCAAGGGTTTTTAACCAGAGCAAAGAAATCTCGAACATCTTTAATCAATCGGTTTTGGATGATCAGATTATTTATAAGGGCAATAGTAGAGTACCTACTGCATCTTCTACCGTTAGTTCTGATCTATTCCATGACGGAAAAGTTTACTTCTCTTCAAATGGTTTAGTTCAGGATAGATCAAATCTTAATGACGTTCAGGATTTCACCTTAGGGCAATCCTCACGCCCTCAAGCTGAGTTTATTCCTTCTTTTGAGCAATCTTCTCCGACAATCAATTTCAAGATTGAAGTCGTGAATCAAGTCAGTGGTGCAACAGTTGAAGCAGAACAACTGGATGAGAAAACTGTCCGGATCATCGTAAAGGAAGAACTGGATAAGCAACTTCCAAAAGCGGTACCAAGATTAGTAAGCGAGGATATTAAAAATCCAAACTCTCTAATCAGCCGCTCATTGACTGAGAATACAACTGCAAGAAGAAATCGCACTTAATGATTTGAACCCTTTTCGGAGGGTTCATTTTCATAATATTTAAATTTCAAGGTGATAGAGTCTGTTGGCATTTGAATTGATGGTTAAGACATGAAAAAAATAATTGTAATTTCGACAATACTTTTAAGCCTTTCGGGCTGTGCCATTCCTGCAGTAAATAATCTCGTAAGATCCACAAATATGTATCAGGATGATGTTTCGGGAAATACTGCAAATTTAAGGGTTTATAGAAGTAATGTACCCATGGTGCAGTTCTATATTACTTATCAAAATAATGAGGGTGAAAAAATTTCAAAAAACCTAATAACTAAGCAGATTTCAAATAATTTAACAAAGTATGGCTCTATGCATGAGCCCAAAAAATTAAATATGCCTAAACCCACAATCAGTTTAAATAATGGTGAAGAGTTTTTTGAGTTTAAAGTACCCGCAAATAAGAAATTAACTTTCAGGCTTACTTCTGTTATTGGGTCAACTACTATGTATAGTTGTGATGTAAAAATGGACTATCAGTTGGAAAGCAATGGAAATTATGAATTGATCCGTTTTAAACAGATCAAAGATTTTGTGAATCCAGCTTTACTGACTGAACCATCTCAAGATGAATCCTACTGCAAGTTTGTAGTGAAAGAGGTTTTTGAAGATGGTAAAGAAACTATTATTAAACCGATTTCTTAATGTTAAATAGTTTTGTAATTAATTTAACTATCTAAACCTTTTTATTAAACCACCCTTCGAGGTGGTTTTTTATTGCCTGAAGGAAAGTTATGTACAAGTTAAAGCTAAATCCTCAGACCAGCGGCTATGGCGTAACACCGGGTGATGATGTAAAGCGTCAACAAATGGATGGTGGGCGTGGACGCTATTACATCGATGTGAAACGTAATAGCCACATTGTTGATGTGAACTGGAATTTAAGTAAAACAGATTTCAATAAAATGATGGCGTTCTGGCGGGTCTACCAGAATAAGCCAGCTTCATTTTATGCGGATCTGGTGATTGATCAGGGAGCACGGCAGCAATATCTATGCAATTTCATTCCAAACTCTTTCAAGACCAATGAAGTCAACGGCAACCTTTACCGGGTAAATGCGCAGCTCGAGGTTGTTCAAAACCAGCCTAACCTTACTGCCGATATCGCTTTGATTAAGGATTGGGAGGTCTGATGGATAACGAATATGCCAAATTCTTTTTCAATCGAAAAGTTGATGTTTATCAACTGGAATGTATTGAGCTATCACATCCTTCTTTTATGAATACTTACCGGGTAGTCCGTAATGATGACCGAGGTGTCTATGTACAACATAAGGAAGGATCCGGTCAGGTCTATTATGAGTTCCTGCCAGTCTCTATCCAAAGATCCGGAATGCTTGGTGATCTTGACCAGACATTAACCGTTTCTATCTCTGGTCTAGGTGATGTGATGCCTGATGAGTTTGAACGGGTAATCGAAGGGCAATATCCAGATGTAAAGCCAACAGTAAACTACCGGATTTACAGTTCAGACAATCTGAATTCTCCAATGTTTTATTTACTTGGACTGCAACTCTCCAGTGTTGCCATGAACCATAAGGCTGTGACATTCAAGGCCGAATCACCGCGATTAAATACCACTAAAACCGGAGATATCTTTGCACTGGATCGCTTTAGTGGCTTGAAGGGGGCTATATGAAAAGTCATGATCATTTGCTCGATAGGCAATATGACGAGGATCACTACAACTGTGTTCACTTTGTTCATGAAGCTGCAATGGACCTATACGGCATAGATCGGGCGGAAGCGCTTGAACTCTTTATGCAGCCTAAGGGCAAAATTACTTTTTTATCTTCACGGTTAAAACTTTTAAATCCGCTACCCATGCCCAAGGAAGGCTGCATAGTCGCCTTCCATCCGAGACAAAGAAATAAGCCCCCGCATGTGGGGCTTTTTCGTGGGCAAAAGATTCTTCACCTCATGGAAAGCGGAGTCACTTATTTGCCTGAAGAGGTTGTGATGGGAATGGGGTTTAATCGGGTCAGTTATTATGATTAAAGTTATTTATAAAAAAGACGCTTTGTCTGAAGAAAAGACAATTGAGCAGGCTCAAACCATTGGGCAATGGCTCACTTCAAAATATGAACATATGCCTGAGCATGTCCGTATCTTTCATACCACAAGCAATATGGATCATGCGGAAATTTCATTTGCGAACGAAGTCACACCGAAGAATGCTTATGAGTTAAAGCAGCTTGATTTCTTACCGGGTACTTTTATCGTAGTTGAGAACCCAAAATGGGTCGCTGCTATTGTTTCGATTGTGATTAGTATTGCGATCGCATTTTTAATGCCGACGCCATCAATAGCACAAACGACTCAAAATACTAACCAGTCTTCTTCAGCAAACAATGAACTTTCTAACCGGGAAAACAAGATCCGGGTGAATGGTCGTATTGCTGATAACTATGGAGCTGGGTGGAATACTCCCGACCTAATCGCAGTACCTTACAAGGTATATGAAAACAACGTTGAAGTTGAACATGTTGTTGGTTGTATTGGTCGTGGTCACTATAAAATTAACGGTGCATATGACGGTGAAACCAACATTGTTGATATTGCCGGCGCATCGGTAGAAGTCTTTCGACCAGGCGTCGATATTGTCTCGGGTGAGCCATATTTCTCGCTTGGTACCGAAATTACCACGCCCCCACTAACGGTTCAGCATCAAACTTCTGTTAATGGCCAAGTTCTCCGTCCAGCAGATACACAGTCTTTAGAAGGTACGAACTATCTTCATTTTGCATATCCAAACGAGATCCTTCGGGCATCTGCAAACAATACGGATTTAACCACTAAGTTTGTAAGTAATGACCGCGTAGAAATCACCAATGCCTCATTAACGTTTAACGGCCAGACTTATGATTTAAACGGCACTTACAGCGTTCTATCGGTAGCTGATGATCGAATGACGTTATCAAATCCGGCGGCCGTTAATGCTAACTGGTTAAAGCTTAAAGAGTTAAATAACCAACAAACTGCAGCTTTGTCACCAAAGATCAGTTCAATAGGTGAAAAATGGATTGGTCCATTCATTCTGGACAATGTTGAACGTAGCCGGGTGCTATGTAATTTTGTGGCCACCAATGGACTTTATACCGTTTCTTCAGGTGGGAATCAGGCCGCTGTTAACGTCACGATTGAAGTTGAAGTAACACCGGTAAATGAATCTGGTGCAGCGATTGGTAATCCGATGCTGAAGCAGATCATTTTGAAAGGTTCGGCAAAGTCGCGTCAGACCGTTGGCGCAACACTTGATATGGTCACGTTTCAGGGGCGTTGTAGTGTCCGTGCACGCCGTTTAACACCAACATCGGCAGTTACAACAGTAGTTGATGAAGTAAAGTGGCAGGCGCTTTATGGTGCTTATCCCTTGCAAAGCACAGTGTATGAACATGAAACGGTTTTTCGTGCACGTACTTATGCAACGACCGGAGCTTTATCTGTTAAGTCCCGTAAGATCAATTTCGATCTTCAGCGAATGTTGCCGACCTATAAAAATGGGGCTATGACGACAGAGCTATTTCCAACATCAAGCTTTGCTGATGCACTGGTTTCAATGGCACTGGATGACAAGATTGGCCGCCGTACGATCGACGAAATAGATCTGGAAAATATCTATCGGACTTATAACGATGTAGTGGATTATTTCGGTACACCACTAGCGGCAGAGTTCTGCACCACTATTGATGATACAAACCTATCTTTTGAAGA